TCATTATTTGTTTTCCCTATCCCAAAGGCTGACAACCTTTTCCATTAAGTAATCATTATCTTCTTGCAATTGCTTTGTACGCAATGCTGGATGATTAGTTGTTGGATAATTGCTAACTGTAAACTTTTGCACCTTAACAGTTGATTGTCTTGTATCGGCACTACCGCGTTTATAGCCACTCTTAAAACCTTTGTCGTAGCCATTTTCTACTGCAATAATCCAGGTTGCCATAACAATCAACCCAACCAATGCAAACAATATGATGGTAATTAACCACCCTAATACTTCATAGTTCATATTTCACCGCTTCCTTGAACTTGTCTAACCAATAGGCTTCAACCATTTTGGCTGATAGCCTTCCTCTGACCTGCCTAGCACCAATAGCCTTTTTGGCGTGTTGGCGGATCAGGGAAGCTTTTACAAAGTGCTTGCGTTTTTCATCCACATAAGCACCTGATTGTTTATCATATTTAACTAATTCCAACTCATCACCTTATCTAACTCAGCCGGCAATGCCACCGGATCAACATCATTGATTACTTGGTATGTACTGCCATTTGGGTGTATTGATGGTGGTAGTACTACATAACCCTTATGTTTAATATCTATACCTGGTATTAGTTTCCCTTTAAATTGCTTATCCTTATCAGCTACATAATAAAAGTGAAATCCATTATCTGTTTTAACTGTATGGGTATTAGACTTAACACATAACCGGCGATAATCTTCCCATAGGGTTCTTGAAGCTATATTGCGTATATCAAAATCTAATACAACTAGGTTTGATTGCACAATGGCTAATCCAATGTTTAAGTTTGGATCATCTTTAAACCACTTTTTAACTAATGATTTATTATTACTTGCATCAAGATAGCCATGCCTTAAAAACTTACATGGTTCTTTAGATTGCGGCTTTAATGGCATTACAAACCAACCTTTTTCAATATAGGCTAAAGCGTTCATGCGTAAACCCATGATCCGCGATAGTTGGTTGTAAAGCAATATTGACCAACAGCATTATCAAAAGAGATGCTGAAATCATATTTATTTTGCTTTAAAAACTCAGTAGCCAATATTGCGGAAGCATAATTTTCTACCCAGTAAATAAACAGATGTGACCAACAGATTGAATCTTCAAAGCGATCTTTTTGAGTTAGCCAATCTGATTCAGTTGCCCATTCCATTTGGGCTTGCGTTAAACCTTCAAACTGATTCTTTGTAAGTTTCATTAGTGGTTGACCTTTTGGTTGTGTACATACTCAGCTAATAAACCAAACAATTTAGATTTTAATCTACGCACTGCATCATCAGGCGTTTTACCAAATGATGTGAAATCGCCTAATACATTTGATGTAGATGCAACATAATTATCTTCATCTTTTACATACCTAAAATCAATCTTGGTTTGTAATACGCTTTCAATAACTATAATCATGCGTTCACCATGATCATCTTGTAAGCGTTATCCTTGATTTCTTTACGCACAATTTTGCAATCAGCACACCAACATTTACGCACGCGTAGATTGCTATCACTTGATATACAGATTGTGTCTAAACAGTATTGATTACAATTACATACTTGGTTCTTTGTAGCTTTCATAATTAACCCCTTCCGGTCAATTGCGTTTGTAAATGCAATTAAACACTAGCCCACTGACAAATGCAATATGCCATAGGGGTGTGTCATGTGATCTACCTCACCCAAAGGCCTTACCCATAGCTGTAAATGAGCCATCAGCGTTAAATGGAATCATCTCCGCGCTGACATTACCGCGCTTAATATGTATGATCACTGCCGCGGCTTGCCAGTTTGCATAGCCCCTGATGCCCAAATAAGCCATTTTCTTCATGTCGCATGTATGACCACATTCAATACCCACTAAAACACGCTCTAAACGGCCGTTAAAGGCTTCTGAGTGGCATTGGTAGCCCATCCTATGAGTATGCCCCGACACTACTCCGCGACCCCACCTTTTCGCTATGTTCAACGCCGTACCGCCGCCTGCCCTAGAGATTGTGCCTTCATCCCCATGACAAAGCACAAAGTTAGTACCAGGGATTGGGTAAGGCTGTTTAGCGTAATGGATGCCTAGATCATCAAAACCCATAAATTTTGCATACTGCAATTCCGGCAACTCCATTAACCCAGGTATTCGGGCTACGGCTTTGTATAGCCGATCTGAATGATTTGATCTACTAACTACATCTGTTTTCAAATCGTACAAAATATCCTGGCAGGTTGTCCGATCTTCATCAAGTGTTTGCATAAAGGATTCTGCCCGGCCTTCACTAAACCTACTGATGGTATTGAAATCCATTTCATCACCAGTGTTAAGTACTAGATCAAACTTAAAAGTATTAACCAATTTTTTTAGATTGATTACGGCTTCTGTAAATTCAAATGGCACTTGCAAGTCTGACACCACTAAGTAGCGTGCGTTAAATGTTTTATCGCGTTTAATCATCATCCTCATCTTCTGTTGGATCAATTCGGGGAATGATCTCAGTTGGTTTATTGTTCGGATTGACCCAATCGGGTAGTGATGCACCTGGTTCTGTTATTAACCAAAATGCAACTTCACTACTAAAGCCGGCGGCTTTGGCCGCCCTGTACATTTCATTTAATGTGATGTAATGATTTTCTAATTTGTTTAACGCATCAGCTTTACCAGGTGTGCGCCGTTTGCGCTTTACTACTTTGCGGGGTTTTTTTGGGGTCATGGTATCCCTAATTTTAGATCATACTAATCCGCGAATAGCACGCTCAACGCCTTCTTCAAGACTTATTTTTGGCGTGTAGTAATCGCTCATCATTGTTGGATCGCCTACCCGATAGGCCACACCTGCCGGCTTATCGGTCAATATCTTGAATCTATTGGCAGATGTCTTTTCATATCCCAGGGTACTCATTGCTATTTTTGCTAACTCTAAAAAGGTGGTAGGCCTGCCGGTACATAGATTAACTGTTTGATTACACTCATTTTTAACCATTTCAATTGTTGCATCAACCACATCATCAATGTGAATAAAATCCCGGGTAGTAGTTGCCTTGCCCCAAATGTTAAATGGATTTGAGTTCATTATGGCACGCTGAATAATTGATGGGAAAGGGTAATCTAAGTCTTGATCAGTGCCATAACCGCTAAATGGTCTAAGGGTTAATACCTTTGTACCTTCTTCACGCAAGTAATTCATAAGCATTTCACCAGTTAGTTTTGTCCAGCCATAAGTCATATCCGGCTTACCTATTTTGTTAAAATTTATATCCTTTTCTTTTAACTTCTTTTTCTTTGCCAGGGTTTGTAGCTCTATTGGATAAGCGGCAGATGATGAGAAGTACACAACATAAGGCTGTTCGGTTCGCATAGCCCAGGTAGCAAACTCAGCATCAATGGCAAGATCAACAGCTAGTGATAATGGTTCATTTTCTATAACCATACGGCCACCAACTAATGCGGCTAGATGTATTACTAGATCATATTGTTTTTTTTCTAGCTGAAAGAATTTACGGCAATCAACACCTTGCTTTAAATCAACTAAAGTTAGGTTGGCATAAGGTAGCGCACGCCTAAAAGCACGGCCTACAAAGCCATGTGATCCTGTAATAAGTATGTTCATTATTGCCACAAATTGTACAGATTATTTGGCCTTATATCTCCAATTAAATCTGATACATATCTTCCTTGACCAACTAAACCAGGCTCTATTGAATATCTATTTAATTTATCACTTGCTTTATTTAATTCTATATCTGCAAAAGTTTTACCCTGTAATGCTTCAAAAAGTATTGGCGTACAACTTAATTTAACTGCCGTAGCATGACCGCCATAAGATTGCTGTATTTTCTTTATTCTGTTTGTTATTGATTCATAAGAAATTAAATGATCACCAAATGAAATAGTGTCCCAATCATCAGGTATTTCACACCAAACCTGTTCTAGTTTTGTATAAAAATCATCTACAAATTCACAATCATCATCTAGCAATAAAACTGTTTTATATTCTTTAAATTGAGCATAAAGTAAACGATTTAAACCATTCATTACATTACAAAAAATAGGTGTCATGTCTGTGTTTAAATCATCAATAGCAGGCCAACGATAAAAGGTTGTATCAAGTTTGTTTAATTGATAAGTAATTGCTTCTAATCTTTCAGGCCTTCTATCTAAATTAACTACAATCACCGCATCAAACATTTCATTTAGGTTCATCTATATTTCCTTACTAACTCTGCATAATCCGCGCTTGCTAAATATTGTTGCAGTGCTAGTAAATCCTTTTCATACCACTTAGGTTGATTAACCCTGGCATAGCCTTCATCCATCTCAGCCTTGCCTGCCACTGGGTGTAGATGCTCAATAATTACATCAGGTAAATACTTTAAGTAATTCAAATCTAAACCTAATTGCTTTACAAAGTTATCAAAAAATAAATGTACGCAACCTGGGAATGTCATGCCTTGTAACTCAACTACTAAATCCCGGCTCATGCCAAAAGCTGTTGGCAAATTCGCACCTTGCAATAAATCATCACCATACACAATACCGGTGTTAATGCCTAACGCTTGAATAAAGGCTTGATCCCAGTTTTGGGTTCTAGGTAAGTGATCATCACCCATGAAAACAAAATAATCATATAAAGGATAGTTAGAAAAATCCAAAAGATAAACCGCACCGGTATTAAGAGAGTTAGCACAACC